CATCGGAAGTATCCATAAACTTCGCAGTACCACCACCGGAAAGCGGAATATCCACCTCAGGGACATCTGCATAAGTAACACCGTTAATAACTACACTCTGTGCCATTTTCTGTCATCCTTTCATTATGAGATAGTGATTACGCTACCGTTGTATGTGACCAACCCATAGTTCTGAGGAATGGGGTTGATCGTGATATTGTCGAGCAGCACCCTTCGTGCTGTTACAACCGTCTGCACTTCCCTTGTGGGAGTAAACTCAGTTGATCCTTCATAGATGGGGTATTCAGTTTCTGCTTCACCGATGGAAAGCGTCAAAGGGCTATTGTCTTCGATAACAAGTCCCAGACTCTCTTCATCCTGAAGCGTAAGAATCAGATCGTTCATTACGATCACCCCTCGTTATAATAGTGAGTGACTTCCTTTTCGAGGATGAGTTTACCGCAGAAGGTTTTCTTCAAAAGGCCATCCTTTACAATCTCGATGTCAAACACATATTCACCATACTTCATTTGATTTGTGTCTTCCGGTTCAATAACGAACTGATACTTGCCTGTTTCAATCAGCGTGATGCCACCGCTGCTCAACCGCTTCTGAAAAATAAAATCCTTGTCATCAGCGGTCTTTTTTACTGTAAAATAGATCTCATCAGGGGCAGTAGAGTACGTCTGCCCACTTGAGTTCTTCAGAAGGAACTGCCTTGTTTCCATGTCTCCCCTTGCCATACGGATCTCCATATACTCACCCCCATTCTCAATAGGATTTCGCCAGCTGAATAAAGACATTTGTTGCAGCACTGATTGTGCCTGATATAGTCAACGTACCGGAAGCAGTACTGTAGGACCAATCAGACGGCTGCGCCGATGTGTTTGACAGAACCATGTCCACAACTCTGTGGTTTGCCGTAATCTTGCTGTTCGTGACAGTATGCGGTAAAGCAGAAAGATTTGATATCGTAATGAAAATACACTCAGCACCTATGGCAGAATCGATGGCATCCATGTTGTTATTGATATCAAGAATCAGGGCATCTTCATCTGTTCCAGGCTTTTTTAAATTAAGGTTTGTGGTATAACTTGCCATTTACGCTATGCTCCTTTCATGCTTATTTATCCAATCCATTACTGCCTGTTTCGTGATTTCACCACCGTCAAAGCATTCTTTGTTTACGGCAGTGATAACCATGTCGAACATCTCAGGTCGGCAAGAATAGAATTGCTTTCTGTGTTCTTCAAACCATGCCCATACTCTTGCTTCGTGTTCACTCTTGTCATCAGTAATACCAGGAGCGAGATTCAGCGTATAGTATGAATCGCACATAACCCTTACGCACATCGTGTTGTACTGATCAATAAGTCCATGCTTTCTGAATTCTTCAGCAACATAGATGTGCCTTTGGAAGAAACTCTGAAGGTTCTTGAACCTGATTTCAGGCCGGTTGCAAAGGCTTCCCTCCCTTGCGATGTACAGGTAAATCGGAGAATTGCACTTGATCTTTCCGATCCGCTGATGATCAATCTCCATTTCAATCACAGCAAGGAAAGCACTGTCTTCGCACCATGTCAGTTCCTCATTGAACCGGATGCCACTGTCGAGCAGGAACTGCCTGTAAAACACTTTGTTATGGATGAAAACAGGGTCACGTTCCTGTCTTAACTGAACCGGCAGACTATCGTGCAATGTGTCCTGACACAGCATCTCAAACCACAGCAGATCGAACTTATCCGTATCGAGTACCGTCATGATATCCTTCAGCGCATACACATTGGCAAACATATCGTCAAAGTCATGCCACCTAATCCACTTCGCACTGCTGTGTTCGATGCACCAATTCCGTGCCTTGGCAATGCCACCATGCGGAATACATATCTGCTTGACCTTAAACGGATATGCACTGAAGTACGACTTAGGGAACCGTTCGCTTCCGTCATGCACAAGCGTAATGCTAATCTGATCCCAATCAACCATACGCTGAAGCGCAAGCATCTGAAACCCTTTTTCTCCGACAGACCATGGTTCGTTCCAATGGGTTATGAACAAATCAAGCAGTTTCATTCTTATCCCTTTCTCATTACAAGGTTGCAGTTGCCATACTCATGGTCTGCTGAGAACAGTTCAGTGTAACCGTCATAGATGTGTTCGACTCCATGATTCATCTCAACAATGTGAGATGACTTGTCAGGATCTCCGAACAGCATCACTCCCTGAAGAACAGACATACCGTCAAGATAAACAAACAAATTTCTGTCATCCTCCATGCAGTGTCCGTTCACAACAGTACCATCATTCAGCGTCAGCGTTTCCATCATCAGTTTCCCCTTCCTCTAACTTGTCTCGGACAGACGCAAGCACCTGCATACACCCAAGCAACCGGTTCATATTGTCATAGGTTGGTTTAATGTCCAGGCACTCAAGAGTATTAAGGACTTTCTGAATTTCCACTGCGAGTTCTTTCATGGTTCTTTCCTCCTTATGTATAACTACTATTGTTGTGGAATTTGTAACTGCTTCCGCTTGCAAACACATTCGCATCATTGCTTGTCCATCTGAATGTGTAAACCCACTGACTTTGGCTGAACGTTGCGCCTGTGCAGGTCAGCGTCTTTGTCTGCGGATACGGATTACTTCCGCTGACATTAACAGTAAGCCCAAGGTTGACGAACTGATTGTCAAGGTTCTCACTCCATCCTGATGATGGTGTAGGCTTGATAACTGCCCGTAAGTAGTAAGTGCCGTTTGAAGTAATGTTTGTTGTTCTGTCACTGTATCCACCGGATGATGTTGCCGTAAGATACGGAGCAACCTGAATCTGACCGTCTGCCCATCCTGCGTTATATCTTGGAGATGCATCAACTTCAAAAGTCCTGCCTACGCTTCCCTGATGCTCACCGTCAGGATAATAAACAATCGTTCCTGTGTATATGTTGCCTGACCAACTTTCAAACGCAGCACCCGTTCCCTTGTAAACTGCTGTCGAAATCGAGTTCCCCTGTGGCGATGCGCTTACCGTGTATGTGCCACCGCTCCACGCACCGGTCAGAGTAGTGGCGCGACTAAAATTTCCAACATTTACCCAATCAGTTTCTCCACCGATATAATTCTTTTTTTGTAGTGTATATGTATTTCCACTTTGTGTTATTCGCAAATCTTTAACTACATTGATTATGCTTGCATATGATATTTCTGTAGATGTTCCACTTCCACCATTAAGGGTAATGCTTTTTCCTGCCCCCACTGACACATATCCGACAGACATAGTATCAATCAAGCTAATTTTTGACTTAAACAAATTAGCAGTTAAATCTGTTGCTTTAACATATCCATCAAGATTAATGTGGTTTGCGCTTATAATGATACTGCTTTCACCATCATTAATTGCAGCAACAATACTTGCAGGTTTAATGCCGTTTCCGTCAACAACTAGTGCAATTCTGTTAGCATTCTGTGTGATTGAACTCTGTAGACCGCTCACACTGCTTGAAACCTCTGATCGGATCTGAGATGCTGTCGCTTCAATCGATGCGCTTAGTCCATTTGCAACATCCACTACTTCAGCACGAATTGACGAAGCAGTTTGCGTAATCGAACTGTAAATCGTACTCTTAGCAGCATTCACTTCTGTCCTAATCGAGTCTGCCGTCTGAATAATCGAACTGCTCAGATCACTCTTTGCGCTTGCGACATCCATGCGAATCGAAGATGCCGTCTGAGAAATGCTGCTATACAGTTCACTCTTGGAAGCACTAACAGACAACCGGATTTCGCTCGCCGTCTGAGAAATGCTGCTCTGTAATCCGTTCTTTACATTCTCAACACGGGTTAAAATGCTTGTTGCTGTTTGGGCGATTGCGCTATGCAGTTCACCTTTTGATGCGCTGACATCCGTGCTGATTTTCCTGGCAGTAACATTCAGGTTGCTGTTATACGCTTCTCCTGCAATATCAATCTGTCGAGCGACAACTGCCCAATGCTCGTTATCATGCTCTATCTCTACCTTACTAGATATAACAGTGGAAGTATCCTCAACAAATACCCATGCATTGTTCTTCCGGACATAGTGCATTACGCCGAAGAAGTCTTTCCACTTGTTGCCATTCAGTTGTCCCCATGTCTTTGTGGCAAGTTCACTCCACTTTCCGACAATGGCTTTTTTATACCAAATGTCTCCGTCACGCAAGGTTTCTTCTGTCAGGGCAGGATCTTCCCATTGGACGAACACTCTTGCCTTTCGTCCGACTTCCTGGACAATGCCTGTCACTGTCTGTGTGATAACAGACCACGCAACACCTGACGCAATATCAGCGACTTCAGTTCGCACATATTCGGCAGTTTGCTCGATTACCGTTGCGCTGATTGAGCTAGCAGCATTGGCAACCTCAGTTCGGATGTAAGTCGAAGTTTGTTCGATGACGCTTTGTGCCATACCGGAGATAGCACTGCCAACCTCAGTACGGATACTAGAAGCAGTAACATCAATGTATGTGTGCATATATCCATCTTCACTATAAATAGCACGATGGATTTCATTGTTCTGCTGCGCTGTTGTTACTGCCCGTCTGTAACTGTTCCCTTTTGTTGCAGCCTTTTTCTGCGCTGCGTCCTCTATGCTGTCAAGTTGTTCGTTACCGGAGGAAGATACAGTAACTTTCGGTTGCCCTGTCCATTTGATAACAGAAGAATAAACAGGCATCTCATAAGGCACATTATCCGAATGAACTACAATCACATCTCCACCTTGGAGAGTCCAATCCGTAAACAGGTCCGCAGTTCCAGGATGGATTGTCGGAGCGGATGCCAAAGTGCTGTATATCGCTGCCCTTGCATCGGCCTTGCTCGTCATCGTATCACTCTCCTTTCAGGAACGGATTGTCAAGAATCAGATAATTGTTTGTCTTATCATCACCTTCGACTTCATCGGTTCCGCTTTCTGTGTCTCTGCAATACAGACCGTCAACTGCCTTTGTCTCATACCATGCATAGGTGAAGCTTGAATAATTAGACTCAGAGAAAGAAACATCAGGAGTATTGAACCATGCGAACTCTAATTCGCCATCTCTGTTAAACCTTGCGATACTGCAAGCGCACTCAGCGATCCAACCGATTACCTCACGAATCCTTGCGTTTGCAAACTCCTTTGGTTCTTCTGCTACTTCTAGATCATAGTTAAGGAAATTGCTCGAAGCAGCAGTAATACCAAGGTATATGCATATTGCTTCATAGATATCTGCTATCGTTGTCGGATAGGTAATATTCAAGGTCTCTGAACTCGGCATTGCCACATCCAACATTGTCATCATGTCATACGCAGTAACACTGATCACTGCTTTCACAAGCACACTTGGCTTTTTTGCATAGAACACACCAAGCGGAGAGAACGCATAAGTCTTTTCTTCTCCATCCTCTGTGAATTCACGGGTAATCTCTGTCGGTGTCCCTGTGTCAATCCTTGCGCCAAGGTAAGCAGTAAACCAACCGAAATCGAAGTCCTCCAACTGACCGTTGTCATTCAGCATATCAAAGGAGATAACAGAAGACGGACACTGCCCTATGGTAATGTTCTCTTCAGTGATGAATTCTTCGTTCAGCGTCACACCGTTTGTGATTACAATGTCTTCATTGCTGAACTCATCATCGCCGAAAACAAGCAGTACTCTCTGTGGATTTCCTGCGTCAATCGCATTGCGTAATGCCGTGCTGAGTGTCTGCATTCTTCTGTCCTCCTTTCTTCAGTATTCGATAATGCTTACTTTCAGGTCCCCAAGCCAATCCTGTTCCTCCGGTGTCCATACGGCAGTAAAGTTCCGGTCACCGCAGTATGCGTCAATGGTTGTCATCCCGTTGTTTGCGCTGCTGAACGGATCAGGGAATGTGAACTGAAACTTGGCAGATGTAAGCAATCCGCTTATCCATGTAATAACAGACCAAGGAATATTCTTGTACTCAATGGACAATGGATGCTTTGTGGCAACCTTGTTCCTGTGCAGATAACCTGTGGCATCACGTTCGCCAAGCGTATCCAGGTCGCTTTCTTTCCCTGAAAACGAGGATGGGTCAGGTATGGCAGTATCTCCGATCTTGAATCCCATGATGTATGTCAGGTACGGGCAGTTCATCGTCATGCTCCTCATGCCTTATCACCTCCCTGTTACCATTGCCCACATCTCATCACTGCGCTGATTGAACTTCCCCCACGCAGCAGACGGTTCAGCTTTCCATTCCTTGTTCAGTATTGCTCTGAGCAGTTCATTCTGCTGTGTAAGCAGTTTGTTCTGTTCTGCGTTAGCATCACTGACACCGGCACGGATGCCTTCGATAATCTGCCCCTGGTTAGCAACAGAAGTCTTGTCACCAATCTGCCCAACCAATTCGGCTCCCCGTTCATTTGCGATAAACAGATCACCGTTCGGAATCCCATAAGCACCGTCTGCGTTCTGCGTTATCGGCGCAAGCCTTTGCAATTTATCAATCAGCGCAATTCCGCTGATGCCTACCTTTGTTTCTCCCCATAATTGACCAACAAGAGGAAGCGAAACAGCAGGAATCGTAATGTTGATACTGTTCAGCACACCGATAAGCCAATTGACTCCATCAATGATTCCGTTGACACAATCAATAAAGAAGTTACCGATAGGCATCGTGACATTGTTATAGAACCATGTCCCTATACTTTCCCATGCTGCTTTAACAGACCCAATAATGTCCCCCCAAAGAAGTTCGATGTTCGACCACATCCCAAGGAATAAGTTCTCAATGGAACCTTCACCGGAACCGAACAGTGTCACAAAGAATCCTGTCACGGTATCCCATGCGCCTTTAACCTTGTCATAGATGTTTGTTGTCCACCACTCGCTAACCGTCTGCCATGCAGAATGGATAATGTCAGCAATCGAGCCAGGGACCTCAGTGCTTCCGAACAGATTATGGAAGAACTCAGTGATAGAATCCCATGCTGTTGAGAAGTTGCTGCTGATGTTGGTATCCCACCATTTGCTGATGTCATCCCAAACCTTCAGTGCTTCTGTCTTTATGTCTGTCCACATACCGGTGAAGAATGCCGTTACTCCACCCCATACTCCATCTTTTTTGATAGCGTCAGACACATTTGTTTCCCACCACTTTTTGAGTCCGTCCCATGTCTCCTTGGCCCATCCTGCTATACCCGTTCCTGCTTCTGCATCTCCCCACAATTCCTGGAAGAATGCGGACACACCGGTCCATGCGGTTCTTACCTTTTCTCCGATACCGGACTCTTCCCACCAACATTTGGCTTTATTCCATGCGTTCGTTGCTCTACGTGCAGCACTGCTCCAAACAGCAGTGAGTGTTTTCTTTACTTCTCCCCACACTTCCCTGACCTTCGGACCGATGCCTGTATCTTCCCACCACTGCTTTACGGATGCCCACGCTTCATCAACTTTCTTGCAAATCTCTGCGTATGTCTCCTGGAAGATCAACGATACTTTGTCCAATACTTTCTGAATAGAACTCAGCAGATCCCCGTCCCAATTGATGGCAACAGCACCGCCAAGCGAAGCAACACCTGCAACAATCATACCAATACCGATTGGCAGGATACCTGCACAGCAGAGAAGCACACCAATTGCAAGCAGTGAACTACCTGCAATGATTGCGATCTTTTCAAGCGTATTCATTATGTTGTTTGTGACAGGAGCATCAGACATATAGACCGCTGCTGCGATATGGGCAACACCCATCGCAACAAGGCCGATACCAAGCGGTATATGCCCTGTGCAAAGCAGGATAGTACCAAGCGCAAGATAGGCAACAGCAACAATCTTTGTAATTGTTTCAATCGTGGACTTCACGCTGTCAGGAAGCTTATTCCAATCTGTTGCTACTGTCTTCACAATGGCAGAAGCACCGATAGCAATGCAACTGATGCCAAGCGGAATATGTCCTGTTGCTGCGAGAATAAAGCCAAGAGCAATCATCGCTTCTCCGACAATAAACTGCATGATGCCTGTTACTTCACCCTTGATGAAGTTCTTCAGGCTTCCAGGATTGTAGGAAGCACCGCTTGAATTGTTGCTCTTGTGCTGAATAACGTTCAGTTCATCCCAAGACGCAAGCAGATTCTTCTGCGCTTTATTCGCTTTGCTGGAAGAACCATAGTACTTATTGATACTGCTTACGCTCTTTCCGAACAGGTCGCTTGTAAGGCCAAGCAGTTTAAACAGTTGCTGTAATCCGTTGCACAGGTACTGAATGGCCTGAGTGATGGTATAAATAACAGGCACTGCTGCTTCGAGAACAGGAGCGAATGTCTGAATCAGAGAAGTGGTAGTATCCGCAAGCATGGTCTTTGTTGCGTCTACTGCTTTTGCAAACGAACCACCAAGATGCTTGCTGAACTCATAGGCAGCGTTCCAACTCTCTTTAAACGCTTTCATTACTGCTTTAAGAGCGGTTCTGATAAGCATTGTCCTTGTGATTCTGCTTATCTGATTCATCGTTCCACCAAGGTTGCGTACTTGCCTTGCAGCGTTTGAAGCGGTTTGTCCTGTAGCGTTAAGAGCATTGTTATACTGCTGTGTAGCTTGCGTTGTCTGAGCGATATTGGCAGCAGTGTTTGCCTGTGCGACACCGCTTGTAGCACCGCCAGGCGCAAAATTCGACACAGATGGCAGGTGCATATTGGCGAATCTCTGCAACTGTGCAAGCGCATTGTTCAGCGCAACAGCACCGGATGCAGCGTTCGTCATTACATTGGTTAAATTAGTAAGGGATCCAATAAGTGCTGACACACCTTGGCTTGCTCTGCTTGTATTCGCTGCAATCTCTATCGAGATAGTTTCAAGGTTTGCCATTCTCATCGACTCCCTTATTGCTTTTCCCTATTCCCCTTCTCATCAGGGAATTCAAGTAATTTATGACCTTTTTCTTCTTCTCAAATTTCTCCTGGTCTTTCTCTGCCTTTGTCTTAGGCAGTACATCAAACGGAGTCTCAACGTACTTCTCTCGCCGGTTCCCAAATGCGGAAGCAATCACCGCATAAACCGCACGGTATATATACATCCCCTGGAGCCACATCTCTTCATTATTGATCCTGCGCTTCATGAGGTAAGCGTCCACAAAGTATTTTGCCATCCAAGGGTCACCGTACCAATACTGTTCCCATGTCATTCCGTATGCCATGTATGTCGGACACAGATGGTCAAACACCTCAGACATCGTATGGAATCTTGACGGTTGGACATCGCCTGTTACAGGATCTCCACCGTCACTGTTGCGTTTTTTTCGTCACCGTCTTCATCTGCGTCAGGCGCAAGTGCTTCAAACGGAGCGGTCCACAGTTCACCAAGTCTCTGAGCCATTGCTTCAGACATTCCACCAATCCGGTCAAGGATCTTTTCTGCCTGGGCAAGGCTTACAGATTGATGATGCATCCTGAACGCATACCAAAAGAACTCAGGTACCTTTGTCATGGGAAAGTTATCCACATCGACAATCCTGAACCCTCTTCCTTCAGCGAACTTGATTGTTTCCCTGTTGAACTCAAGAGTGTAATCACGGTTGTTTTCCTTGTCATGGATGATGATCGGTTTCACACGATCTTTCAGTTCCTTTGCCATAGTTTTTTCCCTCCTGCATTTTTAAAATATATGTTAGGGCAGTATCCCCTGATACGGGCAGAGGAAGCAGGATCTTCATCCCGTTTGTCCTGCCACTAACAACAAATCAGTTAGGTAGATGACGCAGATGCCCAACCGGCAATCAGGTTAGGGATAACGTGAAGTTGTGCTTCCACAACAGCGTCAACACCCATTGCGCTCAGACCCAATTCGCTCGGCATACCTGCAAAGTAGAAAGAGTCATAGTTCGGAATAGAGATCTCGAAGTAGGTCAGTTTTCCGCTGTTCCACGCACTCTGAGCAGCAGCCACGCAAGCGTTCCACTTGGTCTTCAGATCGGCTGTCAGATTTGCCGTAAGAGCGATATCGTTTCCTGCGTCCTTCACGCCAGGGATGTAGCGTTTATAAGGGTCCACGAGATTTGTTACGTCCAGGTTGGACGGAGTCATGGCAATCTCAGGGATTGCCTTGATGTCAGGAATTTCAGTATAGGAACTAGTGGGTCGAGTTCCTGCTGAAGCTTCGACAGCATACTTCAAGCGAATACCGATGGTATTGAACTCAAGTGCCATTTTGTTTCATCTCCTTGTGTGTGTTCCTTTGGGGTAGTTTCCTGTGTCCTGTTATCTCCTGTACATTTGGAAAGTAGTAGTTGTAGTCTGCTGCTGCCCTTCACCGGATACAGTAGTGATGCCTTTGCCAACAATGGCAGAATACCGTGCATACTGCCTGAATATCGTCCGGTTCACATTGATCTGATCACTCAGGTATGTTCTGCGAAACTTCATGCCATGCATTGCTTCATCTGCAATGTTAATCAGTTCACGGCATTCGCTTCTTGCTGTTCCTTCCTTGTCAGAAAAGACTTCTATCTGATAGGTCAGACGGGAGTAGTTCTCTGAGCATGGATCAGTAGCAGTTTCTTCGACAGGTACATTGCCTGTTTCACGGACAACAACGCATGGGAACTTAGCGTTCTTCTCAATAAAGCCTTTGTTGACGGTAACATCGTTCCGAACATTCTCAACTGCGTTGAAAACAGTATTGAATACGAGATTTTCAACATCAATCATATGAGAATTGCTCCTTTCGCTACCGCCACGGCATTATTAATTATGTGTTGTTTCGCCTTGTACAGGCCCTGTCTTGGCTCAACTAACCGGTAGACCTTGCCACCGAAGTGCCACTTTCCTGTGGTGAAGTATTCCTGTGTACCGACCAACTCGGAATAGGAACCAGGATACACTTCAACAGGTGGAGGATTCTCAAACAGGACATTGCTTTGTAATGTCGCATCGCCGGCGCCGAACTCTGCTATCACTGCTGCGTCACCGCTTGCTGTTATCACACCATGCATCGAGTCAGTCCTTGCGCTTGTTACGGTTGCCATGCCACCGTCTTCTGTCTGAGCAATGGTTGCCCCGTCATTCGTCAGGATTTCAATTGTCTCATCAACACCGATGTCAATGGCATTCACAAGCCTTGTCAGTTCAGCGATAACGTGTTGGATGCCGTTATCCGACAGTGGAATATTGATAGTCACGAAACATCAACCTCTTTGAGATAGTAGATCAGATGATTCAGCGACTTTGCTTTACGGACAACCTTGAAGTTGTGAGGGAGCAGTACTGTTTCTGATACTGTCTGTTCTTCACCGTTCACGGTTTGTGTTGTTTGAATCGTGCATTCGTGTGGAATTCCGTACCATACGATACTGTCCTCACTCAGTTCGCAGTTCATATCCTCTGTAGCTGCACGATGCGTATAACCTGTGTCAATGCCATACCGCTCAAGTCCTGCCATACCCTGGGAACCAAGGTTGTTAGCACCGGACGAAATGGCAACAGACATCATCGCAGACTTCGGAGTACCATAAGTGATGGTTTTCTCGCCTGTCTTCAGGCCGTTATTGTCCAACACCCATGTGCTTCCTGTAGGATTTGCGAACCACAATTCTGTCTTGTTCCGTTCAAGCAACCTCACGATCATCCACCCACTTTCGCAAATGGAGTAAGACGGGAAAGTATATCTTCGTCATCAACAGTGGCGTAATTCCTGTTAACCCCGTTCTCTTCGTGATTTGTTTCACCTTCGCTGCCCCTACGCAGGAAAAGCCTTGCGCTCAGTTCGCACTGAATCGTTGCATACCGGTCAGGGATGTCGCTTTCGCCTTTTCCGGTATCATACGGGTAAAGCCTTTCGAGCATTTTATTGGCTGCAATGGAAAGGTAGACCGTTACAACGGGATCGGTAGCAGCAGCATCATTCTGCACAAGTGCCTTTACCATTGCTATCTTTTCTGTGTTAGTCATAACGGTCTACCTCCAATGTCACTTTGCGCTTTTCCTTCTGCCACGGGCAGTAGTTTTCGGCGCAGCCTTTTCCGGTTTTTCTTCCTGCTCAGTGAATGGGATTTCTTCTTTGACTTCTGATTTAGCGGATTCAGCCTTTGCAGCTTCCTCTTTCTGCTTCAGCAATGTCATTGTCATCAGCATACCCATATTATGCTGCCCTCCTTACGGAATCAGATTAGGTGGATTCTGCCTGAATCTTGATAGCTTTGGAAGCATCGTACAGATAGCAGACTTCGTGCTTGCTGCCGGTAATCACGTTCGTGAAGTCGAGGATATTCCGGTCGGTTTCGATCAAGGTGTCCCTCTTCATGATGACCTTCAGCGCACCAGGCTTGACAATGTAAGCAACTTCATCGACAGCACTGTCACCTTTCAGCTTGTTGCTCACGATAATCTGGCAACCGTAGATCTCGCCGACAGCACCACGGATCAGACGATCAGCAGCGATCTCGGAAGCAGGAAGCCAGGTTCCATTGGTGTTGCGGATAGCGGTGTACAGACGGGGAGAAACAACAACCACTTTCTCACCCACATCGATGTCTTCGCCGAACAGTTCAAGAGCAGCAGAGATGTCAGCAGGAGCAACCGCAGTAGTGGTGGAAGCGGTCTCATAGGTCATGGTGGAAGCAATGCTGCCAAGCACGGCAAGCATTTCATTGTCAACCTTGTTGGCAATAGCAGTAGCAATCTGCATCGCAGCCTGACCGAACGGATCACCGTAACCGGACAAAATTGCTTCGTCAGACAGAGATACGCCCTTGGCAATCTTGTGGACCTGCACGGTTGTGCTAGCGGTCTGAAGCGCAACAGGGGTCAGCGTGGAACCTTCACCCAGGACAGCAGCATCACCGATGTAGCTGTAGCTCGGAAGGGTCAGGGTATCACCAGGCTGTCCGACAAGCGTATTGTCTACTTCAGCCAAAGGCGCAAAACGAATCAGATCATGGAGTTTCTTTTCGACCATGTCGGCAAGAACCTCAGGATTGATCAGATTAGACAGAGTAGTCAGTGCCATATTGATTCAACTCCTTAACTTGTTTTGGTCAGTTCCTTGTAGAGATCAGGATGTTCGTTATACAGCTGAACTCTTTCTGTATATCCCATTTTCTCAAACTCCTGCTTTGTCACTTCTTTACCTGCTTTCCCACCGGAAAGAACAGGATTGGAGATCAGCGATTTCGCACGGAGTTCTTTGTCATGGGATTCAATAAACTTGCGAATCCCATCAAACAGTTTGGCAGTATCACCGGTATTGATTGCTTCGGCAGTGGCCTGTGCGAGAGTTTCCTCAAAACCGATAGCGGTTAACTGCGCCTTATGATTTGCGACATTCCGTTCATTGCGAAGCAGTTCAAGTTCCTGCTGCATGGCAGCGTTCGCAGCTTCCTGTTCTGCTTTCGCCTTTTCTTCCTCGGTCATCTTGGACTCAAGTGCTTCCTTGGTTTCCTGATGCTTTTTCTTCCACTTGCTTGCATCGGCAGATGCTTCGGTAACAGATTGCTTCAGCTTTTTGTTTTCCTCTTCCAACTGCTTAATGCGGTCATCAAGGGACTTTGTATCAGGGTTATTCTCTACGCTTGTGGTCTTCTCAAGTTCATTTTCCATTGTTATGGTTCTCCTTTGCGATTTAAGTCTTCTCTGACTTTATGTGCGATTATTTACCGGTCTTCTCTGACCGTATATCAAAAGCATTGCTGCTTAGATATTCCATTCATCCCTTGGGATCGGTTTCACATCATTGACCATGTGGATGAAAAAATCACGGAGTGTAATGCTTTCCATCAGCATAAATCCCTTTTCAACCCTGTAGGTCCGTGCAAGCTTTGCCATTGCTGCTATCTTCTTGGCATCGACCTTCTTGTACACATCCCAATACTCTTTCATGAATGTGCAGAACCAACGTTCAGCGATCTTGTAATCCTTGGACAGGTCTTTTGACAGCCATGATTCCTGTTGAAAATCGTAGTAGCCGTCAATCAGTGTCTTGACTACTGTAAGGTCGAGTGCTTCCCACAGTTCACGCTTTACAAGTTCCCGTGATATGGCAATCCTTTGGCGAATCTGATGGTCATAGGTCTTGATCAACCAATTGTCGAACTGTCTGCTTACGGAATTCTTATTCCAACACCACAGATAGATACTGCCTTTGATTTCGCCGATTGCATCATTGTCTGCTACTGCCTGTGTCAGTGTGTTGAAGAACACATCCTCGTGCAATGTCAGTTTCGGATGGAACCTAAGTCCCTCTTTCTTGAGCCAATCTGTGCGGAACATCTTGCCATGAATGAAGATATAGTCACGGTCATGTGCGTGGTAGATCATCCCACCTTCCCTTGTTGCAATCTCTTCCATGAAATGCGACCAATACATTACCTTGCTCTCGTCCTGCGCTGCCGTAAGCAGTACATGAACACCATTGACAGTAAGGAACATATCGTCAAAGTCGCAGATCATAACCCAATCTGCCTGTTCTGTTGCAACATCGATTCCTGCGTTTCTCGCACCGGACACTCCTGCGTGGGGGATAGTGAGATTCACTACATCGAATGGATAGTCCGCAAACAGTTCGTCAGGCAGTCTGCTTTCCTCTCCGTCACTGACAAGGATCACGCCGATGTCATCGAAGTCGATGTTCCGTTGCAGCGCAAGCATATCGAAGAACGGCTTGCCAAGAGACCACGGACTCTTGTAGTGCGTTACCACAAAGTCAATAATGTGCTTCTTTTCTGACTTACCCGTATTAAGTCACTCCTCTCATTTCATGTCACAAGAGCGATGGCGCACCGGCAGTTGCAATCCTCTTCCGGTTCACCGAAACCACCTGGATACATTGCGCTTGCCCCTGTGTATGTGTAGAAGAGATCATTGATGCCAACTGTCTGCCCTTCCATGTAGGAATGCGTGTCCCTTACGAGATCATCATGACGGGTCACCCACTTCTTGCGGAGATTGGGTGTACCGCTTGCTGAACCTGCTTCATAGATGGCAGTGTTGTAATCCCTGTGCGCTTCAGTATCAATGATCCGCAGTAACCCGTATGCATCTCCGTCATCGAACTGCTCTTCTACACGGTCTCTGAATGTCTTATTCTCGATTTCAAGGTTCACTGTTTTATCATCAAGACCGTCCTCAAATGGGACAATCCCAACAATCTCTTCTGCGTCCTTCCACCCGTATGCGTATACAAGGCAGAGAACGAACTCCAGGTAGTCACAGAACTGCTCAAGTCGCTTTTTGCGTTCATTCCTTGGCAGTGCCATGATGTTCCGTGCTTCCTCACGGATCAGGTTCAGTTCATCCCATTCAAACAGGTTACTCATCCTCGTTCACTTCCGTCTTGACGGTTTCCTGAACGGGTTGCTGCCCATGCTTGTCATACCATTCCATCGCAAGTTTGTAGGCTTCCTCAGTGTCTACAAACAGACCTGAAGCTTCGTAAGCGCACTTCGGATGGACCTTCTCGCTTGCAAGCATTGTGATCAGCGTCTGAGACTTGGACAGGATGTTTTCATAGTTCCTTCGAGTAAACTTGACATCGATGTCCGTAGGATTGAACTCAAGACCGGCGATACCGGAGCAGAGAACAGCCACTACTGTCAGCATCTCCTGTTCAGGAAGCTTGAACATGGTTTCAAAATCCTGCGCCCTTGTCTCTGCCCCTTCCCAACCGTTCTTCAGGACAACGGCCCCGTTGTTGGAGGAATCAGATGTACCGCCTGAGGATTGAGAAGGAACACCGCAGATCTGAAGCACGGCATTGTACATATCGTCCTTCAGCGTCTGATTCTGTGCCTGGTCAAGTTGCTCAGCGAGGATCTTGATGTCTGCCTTGGTATCACCGACAGACTTCAACAGAATCATTCCTGCCTGACGGATACTGTCGGCAGTAGTCCCTTCCTCGACCTGGCAGTTGTACAGAACCACGAGACTCTGAACAAACTGCTGAACCGCTTCGTTTCTGGCGCAATCGAAATCGTTGATTGCGTCAAGCAGTGAAAGGCAGATCTCAAAGCAACCCTGACGGGCAGAGTTGTTCTGATACTCGATGATGGGGATAACACCGAAACTGTTCATGCTCTTGCTGTATTTGCCTGATCCCTTCTCGATCTTGTAAACAGCAGTATCTGTGTAAACAGTGAATGTGGTATTCCCCTGATCGTCCGTCACATAGTTCACACCGGCAACAACCCGTTTGCTGAAGTCATTGGCACGGATCACGAACGTATTGCGAGGGTCAAGCGTATAAATGGCAAACGGGGAATTAATCAGCGGATTTGTGTTCTGCGTAACGTACCGATAACCAATACCGCAGATCATGCACCACTCAATCAGTTCCCTGTCCTTTGTGGCCTTGCCGACTACACGCATCATGTCATTCAGCTTATTGACAACGTCAGTGATATCGTCACCGGAAGCAGATGAGATATAGGCAATAGGTTTACCTGCGATATAGCCGACCTTAAAGCTTACAATCTCATTTGCCCTGTTTTCGACAATGTGCTGTGTCAGTTCATCACGGATCTCACGATACCGGAAAAGACTAGGCTGCTTGCCCTTGTAGTAGTCCCACAGGTAATCAATCTCGTCTCTGTTGACAAGGTGCTTCAGAAAAGCCTGTTCGACCACGTTCACGATGTTGGAATCGCTGATCGTTTCTTCTGTCGAGAAGATGATTCGTCTGCCAAACAGATTGCGAGATGGCATCCGCTGAGTTTTCTGCTTATCTTCGCTCGTTCTCTGATTCTCCGACATTCTTTTCACCTCCGTTAACAGAAAAAAGCGCACAATCACGAACTAAATCGCAATCATGCGCTGCTACCTCCCACACAGAGCAGGAGGGTGCATTCCTGCCCTGTGCGATAGGAGGAAAAGAACCTATGGAAAAGTTCTCAAGTGAAATATAAAACAAACAAAATACAATTGTCAATAGTTATCGTGGTTATTTCCTCTATTTTACTTAGTGCTTTGGCAAAATTCCGAACATTCTGCTATGTAACATGCTAAAACGTTCGTATTTAGAACATCCGCTTGACGATTTTCAGTTCGTTACCGCCAAAGAATGCCATATTGACAGCCATTGCGAGGGAATCAGGAGCGTCATCGTGTTTATTTTTACCATTGATGGAGAAACTGTATACGTTTTGCATAAACAGTTCATACTCTTTGCTTCTCTTGCCCTCTTCCAGGAAGATCATATGCTCACGGATGTCAGGGGCCTTGTCGAAAATCCGCTGTTGTTTGCCGTTTCCGGTGTAGTGCTTGGTTGTTTTCTCGACATTCACCCTGTGGCCCTTGGCTTTTAGTTCCTCGTCAATGCCGTCAGCGTACTCAGCTGTCATTTTTGTCGCTTCAACACGGATTGCCTGGACATTATGCCTGATAGCAGTATCGACAATATGCGGTTGAGTAGTCTTTTTGTCACTGTTGTCATAGACTACATCGAGAACATAGATGTCCATATCGTACTGATAGCAGACAGGAGCAGCAACAAAGTCCCCTCCACCCCATGCAGGATCTACTGCCATGAAAATACGGTCAGGGTCTGCTTCAGGCAGTACACCGTTGAAGAAACGCAAGTCCTCCGGTGAGAACACTGCGCCGTCACGCTCAATTGGCTTCCCCTGGTACTGAGCATACCAGGATGCCATATCGTTGTTCCGCTCAAAGGATGCCCTTCTCTGCTGATATGCTTCCGTACTGAAACCGACATCAAACGCATAGTCAAAGTTAGACTCGTCATTCTCGTTCAGGGCAGGAACATTGATCTGTTTCCACCTGACAGTAGCGAACTTTGGCTCGTTCTGAAGCAGTTCAACACGCATACCCTGAGGATCAATAAGCGACCAGCGAGTGCCTATCCAAAGGTGTTTCGCTGTTTCCTTGCCACGGGGCAGATAGTTGTTCTCAACTTTCGACCATGCAGCTTGCAAACGGTCTTTATTCATGGCTTCCTCGATACCGGAGATAAGGTCATCTGCTATCTCATACCCGTTGCAATCGCAAGCACCGTTCAGGGTTCCGTAAAGCGACCGGCCTGTAAAGGATGCATACCGCTTTTCACGGTTGATGTTAAGCAGTAAGTCTTTTGCGTTTGTCGAAGCGACACTGCACTCAGGAAAGATCTCTCGCCACAGGTACGTGATAGGGTCATTCAGGATCTCAAGCAGACCCTTGTAGAACACTGTGACCACACTGTCCGTATACGAGCAGTAAAGATTGCTCCTCTCACTGTCCCTGAGGATAATCCACAGAACAAAGAACAGTACAAGCGTTGTCTTCCCTACCCTTGGTGGCATACTCAGAAACAGTTCATCGAGATTCCCGTTCTCAAGATCCTGCAATGCTTGTGCCACAGGCAGTAGTTTCTTCCTCCTCGGCAACCAATACTGCTGCGCCAACGGCCTGTCCCACTCCAAATAGATCATGAAGTCATCAAACACATCCCTGGCAGTAATCAGATATGCCCTCTTCACGATCTCCTGCGCCCCTACTACATGGTTGATAACAGACCTGAACTCTTTAATATACTTGTATACAGTATCACTCTGCTCTATCTCCCATGCTTTCTTTAACGCATAATACGCATACTCATAATCACTCCTCCCCATGAATATACCGTAGCTTTTTATCATCTTCTCTAGATCTGTCATTACAGTTTCACCCCTTATAGATATTCTATGGCAGTATGTAGTCTATTATTAGCTATTCTCTAGTTATATATAACTGTGCCGTAGGCTAAGAAAGAAAAGAAAGTATCAAAGAAAAGAAAGAATAACTCTCTTTTTATTAGCTATTTATAGCTATTATCCCTTATATTTCAACTACTATAGCTATTATCTATCTACTCCCTTTTTATTTCTAGTCTATTCTTAGCAGTATCATTATCTGCTATCACTTTAACAGTATATGTACTACCCCATATTAGCTATTACTACTACCTGCTTACTATTAGCTATATACTCTATATTTATTACTACCTGTATGCTACTAACTATATACCCTTTTTTATATAAAATTTATTTACTAGTATTGTTACTATACCTATGCTTTTATATATTAACTCTTTTTATATAAAATTTATTTACTAGATCACCTTGCTCTGAACTAGCTATTATTATTTCCCCATGGGGTATAGCTATAGTTATACCAGGCTTATACCAGGTATAGCAGATAGACAGATCCTGATACAGATAGCAGACAGCTATAAACAGATAGTAGGCAGATAGTAATACAGCATTTTGTCATATCATGATATAAACAGTGATAAACAGCAGATAATAACCAGGCAAACATATATATGCCTTACCTACTTTTTGCCTTGTATAGATCCGTTAAAAAATGAATAGGGTATAGTTATATATGCATACAGTTATGCATTGTTTAAGTTAAAATCAATATATAGTATGCTATATTGCTATAATACAATATATAGTATAACAAGCGCTATTCAACTATTCGCTAAACAGTAATTTTACGAATAGTTGCTTGCTATAGATTGAGTCTATAACTAGTCTAATAACCCTGCTTTACTGCTGATATCATCGCTAGTTGGATCTGTATTCGTGTTAGCTGTTATTACATGGTCTGTAGTGTCTTTATATCCCATGTTGTTTTTCATGAGGAATATACCTGCTACAGGGTTTATCTTTCCTGTATTCATCATATGTTCATAATAACTGTTAATTCTATCATAGGCTCTTTTAATGGTGAGTAAGCATGAACTGTTTGTTATTCCCTTAGATCTGCCGTTTAACCAATTGAACAAATCGAACCTGCTGATATCAAAAGCCAATGCGAAAGAAGCGACAGAGGGCTTTATATCATCCTCTGCACAAATAGAGAAATACAGGTTTATCCTGTCCTGTACTTGTGAAGTGTTGTTTATGTCGATAGCAGGTAAAGCAGACAGCCGGTTATCATGTAGCAGGAATTTCCGGTTGTCGCCCTCTTCCGTTAACATAACTTTTTTATCAGGCCTGGTTGTTTTGACGCTGTTTTTAGATCCTTTCGGCCTTCCCTTTCGCTTTACAGGCAGATTATCAGCAGATCCGGTTGCATTGACAGCCTGGTCAGCAGACAAAGCATTATTTTTTATTTTTTCTGAATTATT